GAGCTCCCACGCCTGCCGCGCCGGCTGGCTCGCCTGGCCGTCCCGTCATCAATCCGGCCGACCAGAAGGCCGCTGATGCCGAGAGCATCCGCATGATCCAGTCGGAGCTGCAGAACCCCAGCATCCCGGCTGACCAGCGCGCGGGCATGGAGCGGGAACTGCAGCGCCTGCAGGCTTCGCAGGGCCAGGCCGGATTCCCTACGCCGACGCTCACGCGCCCGGCGTACGGCAAGACGACGCAGCAGCAGATTGCAGAGGACGCCGACAAGGAAACCGCACTGCAGCGGGCGAAGGACATCGCCGAGCAGCGAAAGTCAATCATGACGGCGGCGTTCTCGGCTCCGACCAACATCGCCCGCTATCAGCAGATTGGCAAGCTGCTGGCGGACGTGGATGGCGGCACGCTGACCCCAACCGGCACGCAGTTCGCCAGCACCCTCAATTCCTTGGGAATCAAGATCGACAAGAACCTGTCGAACAAGGAGGCGGCTGCAGCGTTCGCCAACGAGGCCGCGCTTGCACTGCGCAACCCTGCTGGCGGGGCTGGCATGCCGGGCGCGATGTCGGATGCGGATCGCGGGTTCTTGCAGAGCATGACCCCGAACCAGGCGCAGACGGCGGAAGGTCGGCGCAAGATCATCACCTCCTACATCGCCATCCAGCAGCGCAATCAGCAGGTCGCCGAGTTCGCGCGCAAATACGAGGCCAAGCACGGCAAGCTGGATAACGACTTCTTTTCCCAACTCCAGGCGTGGTCCAACGCCAATCCTCTCTTCAAGGGGCAGTGATGGCCGGATTCGACCCGGATGTTTTTGGCGCCCCGGCGGGCGGGCAGGCGCAAGGCTTTGACACCAGCATCTTCGGCGCTCCCACCCCCGCGCCGTCGTTCGAGCCTCAGAGCAAGGCGCCGGCTGCCAAGGACTTCAGCCTAAAGGGGGAGGGCTATGACCGGCTGATGGGCTACACGGCCAAGGATGGCGCGGCGGGCAGCGTGCGGGGGGCCGGCTCAATCGGCGCAACCCTGCTGCGTCCCTTTGAGTCGGCCGAGGACAACGCTGCGCGCCGCAAGTCGATGGATGATGCGCTGACCAATCTCGTTGGCGCCGACCCGAACTCCATGGCCTACCAGACCAACAAGCTTGTGACCGAGCTTGCCGGCACGTCAGGCGTTGGCGGGCTGATTGCCAAGGGGCTGCGACTGATCCCAGGGGCAGCGCAGGCCCTGCCGACCTTGATCCCGGCCATCGAGTCGGGCGGCATGTCGGTCAACGGTGCAACGGGCGCCTATGGGATGGCAAACCGGGTGGCGGGCGGGGCTGTCAACGGCGCTGCCACGGCAGGGCTTGTTGATCCGAAGGACGCCAAGACGGGGATGATGCTGGGCGCGGCAACGCCGCCCGCAGTTGCTACTGCTGGCACTATCGGCAATGCAGCGGGGAATGTCCTGCGTGCCAAGCCGATTAGCCCCGTGCTGGCCCAGACGGCGCGCGAATCCATCGACGCGGGCTATGTCATCCCGCCGAACATGGTGGAGCCGAGCCTCAAGAGTCAAGTCATCGAGTCCATCTCTGGCAAGCAAGCGACCCAGCAAGTCGCGTCCACCCGGAACACCGCCACGACTGAAAAGCTGGTGCGCCAGGCTCTGGGGATCGCCGATGACGTGCCGCTGACCAAGGCTACGCTGGAGAACCTACGCAGGACTGCCGGCAAGGCGTATGGCGAGGTGTCCGCGCTGTCCCCGCAGGCCGCCGCCGATCTGGAGGCCCTGAAACAGGCGCGCAACGACGCGCAGGGCTGGTTCAATGCCTACAACCGCTCGGCAAGCCCGAACGATCTCGCGAAAGCCAAGGCGTACCGCGCACAAGCGGAGCAGTTGGAGTTGTCGCTGGAGCAGCACGCCGCAGGCGCGAACCGCCCTGAGCTGATCCCGGCCCTGCGCGACGCTCGCAAGGAGATCGCCAAGACCTACACGGTTGGCCGCGCGCTCAACGACGCTTCCGGCACGGTGGACGCGCGCATCTTGGGGCGGCTGCATGAGAAGGGTCTGCCGCTGTCCGACGGCTTGGATGTGGCTGGCAAGTTCGCCAGCGCCTTCCCGACCATCGCCAAGTCGCCCCAGCAGGTCGGAAGCCCGGCGGCGCACAACCTCAAGGCGGGCCTTGCGCTCCTGATGAGCAGTGGCGGCGCGGGTGCCGGGGCTGCTGCGGGCCTAGGTGGGCTGGCAACCGGCGGCCTGGGGCTCGCGGTCGGAGCGCTGCCGTTCGTGGCGCCCCCGGTGGCGCGCTCGATCATGTTCTCTCAGCGCGCCCAACAGGGTCTGCTGAATCAACCGCCCGGTGGCGGCGTGGGCGGCCTGCTGGATCAGGCGGCAGATGACCTCCTGCCGGTGTTGTATCGGTCGAACGGCCTGCTGGCTACTTCCGGCCAGTGAGCGCGCGCAAGAAGTTGTAGACGAAAGCTGCGACGCAAAGGCCGATCAGCTTCCAGAGCATGAAATCGGTGATTTCCATCATTCGCTCCGGCGCATGGAATCCCACCGCTCGCGCTCTTTGTCCGTAAGGGGCGTGAGCCGGGCCGATTGCCGGCCAGCCTCAAACGCGGCCTGCCAAAGCTCCCAGCTAGCGTCTGTCTTGCGGTGGCGGTTGTCGTGGCACCACTGCTCGTAGTGCTCGCGCATGGCGTCTTGGTCCATGGATTTAACTGTAGCACTCAAGGGGCGGTAGAGCATAAAATTGGCGAGCCAGGAAGCCCAATGAAGCTCTACGAAATCTTGCTCACCGAGGCGCACCTCGCGATGAGCGATGCCGACCTTGCCGCCGCAGTCCGCGGCAAGCTGCGGAGCGAGATCGAGCAGAAAGCAGAGATCGCGAGGCAGAAGGTGGCTGGCGTTCGTAAGAAGCTGGGCGCACCCATCGAAATCGACGGCGTGCGCTATGACTCGCGCTCGCAGGCAAGTAAGGCTCTCGGCATCAGTCACGCCGAGTTCGTCCGTAGATACGGCTACGTGAACGACATTGAGGTTGTGGTTGGCCGCGACCTCGTCCTCGGCTAGCAGCCGCAGCCACAGCCGCTTTAACTAACCACGAAACCCGCTTCGGCGGGTTTTTTGTTGCCCGCCTGCCGGCGGGTTCTCCTGAACTTCTCCTGAAGTTCTCCGGGATTTGTCCGGAACGCCCGTTCCGTGCTAGGCGCGGCGCAACTACTCAGCCTGCCAGGCTGGCTACTTAGTCTGCCCGGCAGACTGAGCAATACAAAGTTCTCGTTTACAGCCCGCCTAAACAGCGGGCTTTTTCGTTTCTGGAGGAGCCATCTTGAGCGTTCAAACCACCCTGACCAGCCTGTCGCGTGCTGCAGCATCCAACGGACCGGACGGCTCCACCGATGCCCCGAGCACACTGGATGACCAGCTGCGCTACCACGGGCAATTCATCGCAGAAGTGCGAGATGGAGCGCACCTGTACGCCTCCTCGATCTCCGGCACGAACACGATCACCGGAACCATCAGCACCTCGCCGACAGCGTATGTGACGGGCCAGGTCTATCGGTTCGTTGCTGCGGGAGCCAACACCGGGGCGGTGACTCTGAACCTCAACAGCATCGGAGCCAAGGCGATCACCAAGAACGGGACCGTTGCCCTAGCGGGTGGGGAGATCATCTCCGGGCAGGCGGTGGAGGTGATCTATGACGGCACGCAATTCCAACTGCTGGACCGCATCGGTCCGGTGATGGGCACTGCGCAGACGACGACCTCGGGCACGGCCAAGGACTTCACCAGCATTCCACCGTGGGTCTCGGAGATCGCCGTGTCTCTGGTTGGCGTGAGCACCAACGGCACGTCGAACTACCTCCTGCAGCTTGGCACCTCCAGCGGGGTTGAGACGAGTGGATACCTCGGGGCCGGCTCGCTGGGTGGCGGCACGCCGACTGTCTCCAACTTCACGGCCGGCTTCGGCGTGGCGTCGGGCCTGGCGTCGAACGTGGTGCACGGGACGATCGCGCTCACCCGTGTTGACGGCAACATCTGGGCTTGTTTCGGTGTGCTGGCCGCGTCCAGTTCGGCGGGGGTTGGCGTGGTTGCTGGCAGCAAGGCGCTGACCGGCACGCTGGACCGCGTGCGCCTGACCACGGTCAACGGCACGGATGTCTTCGACGCCGGCAGCGTGAACATCACTTTCAAGTAAGACCGTCATGCAAGAGCACATCGAGGCGGTCTTGGCCGCGTTGGGCCTGAAGCCTGTTTGGGGAGGAACGGCAATGTCCATTGGCGGCTGGCTGTTCTCCAGCGCGGGAGCCGCTTGGTGCGGTGCTGTGATCGCGTTCGTTGGTCTGTTCATGAACTGGCACTACTCGCGCAGGAAGGACCGGCGCGAGCAGGAGGAGCATGACGCTCGGATGAGGGGGATGCTGTGAAGTCCGAACTTGCCCGCCAGCTCAAAGGCGATGAAGGCGTTCGCAAGTGCGCCTATCAGGACCATCTCGGCTTCTGGACCATCGGTGTCGGCCGGCTCGTGGATGCACGAAAGGGCGCGGGCCTGCGAGACGACGAGATCACCTATCTCCTGAACAACGACATCGATGACCGCATCAACGCGGTGGGCAAGGCGCTGCCGTGGTTCCAGAACCTCGATGACGTGCGCAAGGGTTGCCTGCTGAACATGGCATTCCAGCTCGGGACTGACGGCCTGCTCGGATTCAAGAACACGCTGGCCCTGATCCGAGACGGCAAGTACGCCGAAGCCGCAGAGGCCATGCTTCTCAGTCGCTGGGCTGAGCAAACGCCTGCAAGGGCAAAACGGCTGTCCGAGCAGATGCGCTCTGGGCAGTGGCAATTCGCACCGGGAGCCTGAACATG